GCAAATACGACATCAAGGTGGATGGCCAGATAAGGCGGACCATTCACCACGTCAAGGCTGATCATACTCACATTCCTCCTGAGTCCTGGATGTATTTCAAAGGAGGTCCTATCACTGGTGATCAGGATGAATCCAATACTCTGATGATTTACGGAAGTGAGGTAGCTGGAACTATCACCAGTGTGTTAGTCCTGGTTCAGGAGGTGGGCGCCTCAGGGGATATGTATGTTCACATTCTAAAGGGTGTCAGCGAAGGCGAAGCCATTTTGACTGTGGCCGGTGATTCAGTTTGGAATCATAGGGTGAATCCGGGCAGTGCCATCAACAGGTATATGCACGAGGATAATAACCCTGGTATAGATGTGGCGGCAGGTGAGACAATTACTATCGGGATTGACTTCGTTGCCACCGCCGTTAAAGGATTAAGCGTTTTGATGGTGTTTGAACCCACCTCTTAAAAAGAGGAGACAGTTATGAATTGGAAAAGAGCTTTTCGCTTGGCTCAGAGGGAGCCTATTGCCTACGTCCTTTTTAGGCAGGGGAACATCACAGGAAATGTCACCGAGAATGCGCAATCTATGATATGCTGTCCCGGGAGGAAAGGGCGAATTGTTGGGTTGGAGTTGGCAGTTGAGAATGTGGATGCCACTGGGAATGTGGTTATCCATCTTTTGAAAGGCAGTTCCTACGGGTCGACAGCTTTGGGTTTGACTGCCTCTGCTGCCTCAATCACTGTCAATCCGGGTGCTGTCTATAAACGATTCGTTCAGCAAAAGAAAGTGGACATTCCCATCAACGCCAACGATTGTTTTCTTCTTGGGGCAGCATTCACGGCCGCTGCTGTTGGGGGTGTCACCTTGATTGTCCACTTTGTTCCTGATTGAAGGTAGAAAGAAAGTTACTACGGAACCTTATAAATATATAAGCAAGAAAAGTTGTAGAGGTTCTGATGATTATAAAGGCGAAACCAGTGGACAAAGCGGTTGAAGAGACAGAGGACCATATTCGGGTTAGAGTTCGAGACCCTGGAGACTTCAAAAAGGACTCCTTTCGAATCGTCGTGTATTCGAAGAGTCAGGGAATCAAGGCTGTCCGAGGCCGGCTGAAGTCTAACAACAAATGGGATGTCCAAGCCTATCTCTTCGTTAAGGAGAAGAACTGGACCAAAGAGAAAGCCGTCAAGTGGGTCAAGGAACACGAGGAGAAGGCCTCTGAAATTTCGACCCTTTTAGAAGAGGTGGAAAAAGCAATGGGCGATAAAATCAAACCTGAGGCGAAGCACAAGCTGATCAATGTGAATGTGGTTGAAGTGACTCTTACCGGTTCTCCTGCAGTTCCGGCGGGGACATTTCTTCTTCTGAAGTCAACCACCATTCCTGAGGGTGAAGAGGCTTTCATAAAGCCTACCCTCTTCAAGGCTATCGATAAGACCAAGAGGCAGGTGTTCGGCTATTGTCTTGTTCCCGATGAGCCAGACTATCAAGGGGATGTTGTTTCCGCGGAGGAAGTGGAAAAGGCCTGTCACTCCTTTATGCGAAATCTGTCCTATAACGAACAGCGTGTCACAGGTGGAGGCCTCGAACACTCGATGTTTGCAGATGTGGGCTATCCCATCCAGAGCGTGGTGGACACTAACGGCTGCCTTGGGGAGGGAGTTAGTAAGGGTGAGGGCATCAAGGGGGCATGGTGGATTGGGATGCAGATCACCAATGGCGATGTCTGGGAGGCCATTGAAAAGGGAGAGATCAAGGGCTTCTCTATCGGAGGAACTGGCAAGCGAATCCCCCTTGGTGATAAAGAAAAGTCTGGTGGTCTGGCCAAGATTTGGGAGACGATGAGAAAGGTGGTTGGCGAGGCCCGAAAAGACGAAGAGGGACCAATCTCGTATTTGGAGGCCTACCAATCCACCAGAGTTCGTGATGATCTCTATGATATGTTCTCCGCTCTGACCAGGAGTATCTTCAGCATTCTGGACACGGACAAACTTGAGCAGCCTGCGAAGTTAGAGGCAATAGCCGCCACAGTGGATCAGTTCAAGAACGCTATGATCTCATTCATCCAGCTGATAAAGGCTGGTAAGGAGCTGAGTGCCGCGAACGTCGGCACTATAACCGAGGCAGAGAGGACTTTGGGGAATGCCTTAGAGGGACTCCAGTCCGTTCTGAATCGGATTGAAGATAAGGAGGACAAAGGTAAGAGTAAAAAGAAATTTACTATACAGAAAATCGTGTCAAAGAAAGGAGAAAAGGGAATGACCAAAGAACAAGAAGAGCAGTTGGCTGAGACTCTCAAGACCCTTTCCGAATCCCTTGGGAAATTCGATGAACGACTCAAGGGAGTAGAGGAGAAGGTTAGTAAGATGGACGCCAAGCCTGACCCTAAGGATAAGGGTGGGGACAAGAAGGAGGACCTGGAGGCGTTGACGAAAGGTGTCGCCGACCTGAAGGGTCAACTTGAGGAGGTTGAGAAGAAACTCAAAAACCTCGAGACCACTCCTTCTACCAGAAAGGGTGGCGATGACCTGCCTGACCCCAAGGTGACCGAGAAGAAGGAGGAGGTGCCTCTCGCTAAGAAGTTGGAGGGCACTGCATTCTCCTTCACGAAACCCCAAGAGTAAGTGGAGGCAATCACTCGCTAATAGCGGATGAACCCTTAACTAAATAGGAGGAAAGCACGAATGGACAATCAGGAACTCCTGGCTCTGTTCAATCAATGGGCGGACAAGCGAGGCATTGTTTCCAAGGCAGAGGGCGGTGTCCTTGATCTGACCACTATGAACTTTGGCGGTCTTCTCCCTCGAGATGTCGTGGAAGATCTGATCATTCTGACCCGAAAGCAGAGCGATTGGTTGGCCACATTGGACACCAAGGTTCGAACTCAAGCCGCCGGAACAGTTCCCGTCTTCGACCTGAATGAGCCGGTGACCGAGTATGTGGGTGAACACGACCCCACTCCGATCACCACCCGACCGAGTTCCAGGGTGGCTCCTTACTCCTGCAAGAAGTTCCGCAGTGATCTCTACATCACCACTGAGGACTTGCGGGAAGCAGTGGCCGCTGGGATTCCCAACTTCGAACAGAAGCTGACCGAGTCCTGGGCAATCCAACTTGGCAATGATGTCGCTGACATCGTTATCAATGGGGATAAGACCTTGGGCACGCTCACCCGTCGGAATCGGCTCCGTAGGGGAATAGATGGACTGGCGAAACAGTCTGACACCGGGAACATCTACAATGCCTTAGGGCAGGCTTGGGGTCAGGGAATCTTCGCTGCTATGCTGGACAAAATGCCTGACCGGTTCGCCAACGACCCCAATCTGAGGTGGCTCTTCAACCGAAGGCTGAACATAAACTGGCACGCCTCTCTGACCAACGTCAGCACCACCGAGAGAATGAGGTCGGGGTTGGGAGACCAAGTGATCTCTACTCCGATTAACGTTCCCCCGTTGGGAGTCAGCCAGCTTATCGTTCCTCAGATCTCTTCCAACGAAGGGATTTCAGCAGCTCCGGATACCATCACTGACAACACGACCTACCTCACCGCCAGAGTCAACTCCATCCTCGTCGACACCACCGACTCTACCGGTAGAAAGGTAAAGATAACCTATAAGCCTACGGGCTTATCGGAAGTCTGCACCGTCGTCTACACATCTACTGAGAACAGAATTCTCACCGTTGGCTTGCTGGGTCAAACCACTGTCGACACCACCGCCGCCAACTATGTGGTTCAAATCTACGACGAGACCCACCTCTATCTGATGAACCCCAAGTCTCTGACGCTGATCTACTGTTCTGAGTGGCGGTCCTATCGGGAATTCAACAAGGACTACGACCGGTTCGAGATCACGACCTACTTGGAACTTGATGTTCTTCTGCCCACCGCAGATGCCATCGTCAAGTTCAAACGGGTTCTGGTTGCTCCCATCACCAGTTGGTCTTGATCTGGTGGGAGATTAGAATAAGGAGGAATGAGAGACTATGCCGAAACAAGCATACCGATTCGACCTTATAGCGGCTGCTTACAGCACTGCTAAGGCCAGCTATACCAAACCCTGGTCTGTGACTCTTAAGGAGGGAGACCCACGGATTTCTGAGTTCAGGAACAATGGGTGTTTCAAGGAGACTCCGGTAGTGATGCCGGAGCCTCCTCCTCCCAAAGAGGAAACCCCCACCTTTACTATGGAGTCCCCCATTGAGGACATCCCCGACATCGCCGCCAAAACCAAAGGGCTTTTGGTCGAGGCTGGTTATGAAACCATTGGGGAGGTCTTGGATGCCTCTCAAGAGGAGGGTCTGACGGAGATAGAAGGCATTGGCGAAAAGACTGCCATTGCCATCGTCTTCGCCTGTCAGAAGGCTCTGGGTGAGAAGGGGAAAGAAGAGTAGATCGTTCACCTTACCATAAAAAATAGGAGAAATTAAATGCCTGGAACTGGCAGATTCGGATTCGGAATCGTTGGTGGTGTGGGAGTAGAGTCCCAGATATTTCAGAACCGAGTGATTGAAGGGATGTTGGCTGGAGTGCCCACCACCCCTTCCACTCAGGTCACTGGAACTGGAGCCTACGACTTCAACGCTGACATCGATAAAGGCCTATTGGCCGTTGACGGCACCGTGAAGGAGGAGGCCGTTCAGGCTGACTACGATGTGGGTAGTGGCGCCGCTGCTATTCTCATCAATGGTCAGTCGGTGGTCTACTCGATCATCGCCTACAAGAGTAGGGGTGACGGGGTTGTCTATATGAAGTCCGTTCAGGGTGTGGCGGCAACTACCGGAGCTCAGGTGGCTCCCACCGACGCCGTCATCGAAGCAGGTCTCGCGGATGGGACCTTCTGGTATAGGCTGGCGGATGTGACTGTCAACAGAACTGGTGACACCACTGTCACTCAGTCTCAGGACAACACCGTTCGTCCTACCCTTATCATCACCAGAGCCTAAGGAATCACGGTGGCCTACATCAGTGTCGCGGATTTAAGAGCTGAGGGCGTTACAGACCCCCCATACAATGATGCGTATGTGACGGCCCGTATCGTCCTCGCTCAATCCTTAATAGAGGAGCTGACTGGTCGGTTCTTTGAAAAGAAGGAAGCGTATGTAGTTACTCTGGATGGCACTGGCCATGACTTGTTGTGGTTGCCTGTTCCCCCTGCCACTATTGACTCGATAACCAAAGTAGAGGTAGGTGGGGACGAATTAGATGCTGATGATTATGAGCTCCTTATGCGGGCTATTCCGGATGGAAGATTCAATCCCAAGCTCCGCCGCCTAAGTGGATTTTGGCCCACCGGCAAAAGCAATATAGTTATCACAGGAGATTTTGGCTTTGTCGATCCAGGGGAGACTCCGACCACCCCTGTCAATATAAAACACCTTTGCAAGAAGATCGCCGTTTGGGGATTGCCTATGGTCGGCGACCCTGAGGCTCAGCGAGGAGGACGAATCATTCAAGAGTCCTTAGGGGACTACAGTTATAGACTCTCCGAAGTTGGCCAGAGAGGTTTCTTTGGTGACTCTACAATTGATGGTCTTTTGGTCATGTACAAAACTAAAAGGATAAGAGGAATCTGAAGAATGATAGTAGAGATTATAGGTACGGGAGTGGTTGGATTCTGTGCGGGGATTGGAGTCGCTTATCTTGGAAGTGTAAGAAAGGTGACTCGCCATTGCGTGGACATAGAGCATCTCAGTGAGGCAGTCAAGGCTAATGCCCAGAACCATACCAAAACTCTGGGTCTTCTCACAAAAGTAGTTGACCAGAACAACCTTCTAATTCAGAAGATAATAGCGGAGTAGTAGTCCTGATGCCGAGTCTTTTTCTGAAAGACCGCTACAAGACCTTCTTTGGAGAAGTAGCGGGTCTCACTACAGTCAACTACTATGCCTTCACAGAAGGCGGAGGGAGAGACGAGCTGACGGGGGATATAGTTGATGAGAGCCAGGCGTATTCTCAAACTCCCGTTTCTCTTTCTGCCCTCATAGTTTATAGTCCCTCCCAAGCGGTCCGAGAGAAGATAGGCCTCGAGATAGAATTCGATTCTATGGTCAGGCTGTCTCAACAGCAACTCCTGGAAAAGGGGGTGACAGTTAAGATTGGGGATGCTTTTATTCTCCCTGGAGATCTCCAAGCTCCCACCTCTATTATTGATCAGACTACTTACATCACTGTCAGAGTTCATTCTATCCTTGATGACGCTACGGATTTTACTGGCAGGAAGGTAAAGGTCACTTACAAGCCTACAGGCCTATCGGAGGTCTGCACTGTCTATCGGGATTCTGATCAGAATAAAATTGACACCACCGATCTCTTGGGTCAGGAGACTTCTGGAATCTCTGGAGTTCCCACCTCCATTATTGATCAGACCACTTACATCACCGCCAGAGTTCATTCTATCCTTGATGATGCTATAGATTCTACTGGTAGGAAAGTGAAGATCACTTACGAACCTACAGGTTTGTCAGAAGTCTGCACCGTCTACTACGAGTCCGGTCAGAATAGGATTGACACCGTCGGTTTGTTGGGTCAGACTACCGTTGACATCACCGCTGCTAATTATATGCTTCAGATGGTTGATATCGCTACCGCTAACTATGTGATTCGGATATATGATAGGACCCAGTGGCACTATACGAAGAAGCTGATTTTGGCGAAGCAATTCGAGAATGAGTTTTTAGATTTGACTATAGCTGTGAAGAGAGGGATTGGTAGGCGTGGCTAAGCATTTATATGGTGATTGGAATAAGGCACTGGGTCGGCTCAAAAATATGAACAGTCTTATGTCGAAGAATGTTCAGGTGGCCACCAAGGAGAATGCCTACAGTCTCAGAGATGAGATTAAGAGAACCATTCGAGATGGTAGAAGTGAGTGGCCTGCATTGTCTGGAATCACTGTTAAGGTTAAGGGTAGTTCCAAACCCTTGATTGGTCACGGGGATTTGATGAACAGTGTGACGGCCAAAAGTCTTGGTTCCTTCGGTTTCTTTGTGGGCGTTCCTCGAGCGGTGAAAAACTCTGAGGGAGTGGAGATGGTGAACATTGCTCGAGTCCAGGAGTTCGGAGCCAAGATCAAACCCAAGATAGCTAAGGCTCTAACCATTCCAGCTACCAAAGAAGCCCAAGTCTTAGCTCACCGAAGTGGGGGAGTTAGAAATATCCCTGGCCTTTTTCGACCCAAAGGAACTAAGGTCTTGGCCAGAAAGGGAGCTAAGGGATTTGAAGTTATGTTCATCTTGATGAGCCAGGTGGTGATTCCTCCCAGACCTTTTGTTGGACCCACCTTTGAGGATAACAAAGAAGCTATGAAAAAGCGGTGGCGAAGAGCCGCTAAAGATGCCCTACAGGGGAGGGTATATTTTGGCTGAACTGTTGCGGGATGTATTTAAGGGTCTCCGGGATTACTTTCAGACCAATCTGACGGCTGACAGAGTAGTCCTGGGTTTTCGGGATGAGCGTTCCGAGGCTGCACCGGAGCGTGATTATCCCGAAGTGACTGTCACTTTGTATGATGCCCGCCTTGATAATGTTGGTAGGTACGGTGGGCTTTTCAGAACGATTGCCGTAAATCCCGACGGCAAGACAGCCAAGATAGGAAGAATTCCCTCCCCTCTTAATCTCTACTTCCAGCTGGACACCTTCTGTGAGAAGAGGGAGGATGATTGGATTCTATCCCGAGAAGCTATGGGGCTGCTGGCGGACCGATACACTAAAATCACTACTGATGATGGTAGGGTTCTTCACCTGTTTCCCGTCTCTATGGATGTGCTCGATACCTTGACCGCTGATGTTATATGGAGGAAGGCGTATAGGTTTTTTGTTCAAGTCTGGCTTGATAGTCCAGCTACCGCTGAAGATGCCTACTTAGTCTTGATTCGGCGACTGAAGATGGAGGGAGAAGTCTGGGATATGGACTCCTCTCCTTCTGTTCCATCCGGTGGCAAGATTTACGCAAATGGTGAAGACCTCATTTTAGAGAAAGCTCTGTGGGCCGCTCGGAATTGCTCTCTCATAATCACCTATAGAGAGATGGACCAGTTTGTTGGTCGAATGAAGGAAGCCAATTCCCGCTTGAGACTTCTTAGATATTCCCGTCCTGTTCTTATCAGTGAAGAGAGTATGGAGCCGTTCCCTGGTTCTGTGGTTCCTATTGGGAATTTGAAGACTGCTCACGATGATTGGTTTTGGAAGACGGAGGGTGGTGCTTACATACATCCAGCCAACCCTCCCCACCAGACCGAGCGTTATCTTATGGACCCGGCTGCTGGACCAAATGGGTTCTGTGATTATTGGCTCACTGAGTTCCTCAAGTTTGCCGACGTCGGTTTCTATGATGGTATTATGGCTGACCTAATCTGTATTAAAATTTCGAAGATGGAACAGCTCTATCCCGGCTGTTCCTGGAAATATCCCACTCAGGCGGAGTTCGAGGTCGTTCAAGAGGCTTTCCTGGCAAAGTTAAAGGAAGTCCTTAATGGGCAGGGGATGATTCTCATTCCTAATAGTCCCAATATCGATTCACCCACAGACCCAGATTATTTAGTGAATGTTTGGAAGGACATTATTGATGGGTGGAACAGGCAGTGGTTTATGATGGAGGCTAAGAACAAACCAGGAGACCCGTTTATGGCTAAGGCTACCAATGAGAGGTTTATGACCATCTCTGATTCTTATTCTGCTGATGGCAAATTGGTCATAGTTCAAGTGTCTCCTCGATATATGGGACAAGGGTTTTCCGAAGAACAGGTTCGGGCTGACATTCTCTATTGCATTCGTGGTTATCTTCTCGTCAAAAATGATCCCTGGGTATGTATGGCTGTCGATTGGAACGGCAGCTTTGCCAAGATGGAAGCCCTATTCAATACCTTCGGGGACTTGTTTGAATACAGATATGGGAATCCAGTTGGCGACCGATTCGAAGAAGGAGGGGTTTGGAAAAGGCGATTTGAGAACGGAATGATAGTCAAGGTAGATATGACGACTCCGACTTCGTCCTTCGGTCCAGAATAAGAGGAGAGAAAATATGGCATTTGAGATAGTCAATCGTCAGCCCACTTTCCTGACGGTCAAGTTGAAATCAACTGAGGCTGTCATTGGACCTATGGCTACAAAGGGTCCTTATGCTGACCAAGAACTCTCAGCTGATGTCAAGTTGAAAGAGAGTAGAGGGATTCTAAGCCTTCGCTATATAAAGGAAGAGGTCCCTCAGGAAGAGGTTCCCCAAGAGGAAATCTCCGAATTGGTAAAGGAGGCGGAAGATCTCCAAGAGGAGAAAGAAACAAATACCTCAAGCAAACCCAAATCAAAAAGGAGGAAGAAGAAAAATGGGTAGTTACAATGTAGGCGTGAACCTGGTAGAAGGTCAAAGCCTATCCCCTATTGCGGGGGTCACCACTGGAATCTGCGGTCTGATGGGGAACTTCGTCAAAGGTCCTCTTCACAAAGCCACCTTGGTGACTAACCTCACACAAGCTCAGGGGATATTCGGAATCAAGCCTCCTACAGGGTGCACCTCTCCCTATTCGGTCAAAGCCTTCTTCGCCAAGGTAGGCTCTGGCCAGCTCTATATAGTTAGAGTGGCGAGTGATGCCGCTGCCAGAGC